TTTAGAAGAATTTCGGAGCTTCCCCAAGGGATACGGGCAAAAAGTCGCTACGCTTAATAGATAAGAACCCCGTCAGGAGCAGCGAAATGGATGAATTAAAAGAAGAGAAAATTGATGAGCATACCGAAGATTTGGAAGTCGAAAGTGAAGAGAAAAGTCGGGGCAAAAAAATAGAGGTCGACGAGGAGCATCTTCCGTCTCGGGCGATGGCGATTCATGAGCACATTCGCCAGGATGGTGAAAAAGAGATGGAACGCGATGCGATGGCCCTCTTCTGGTCGGCTATCGCCGCGGGGCTATCGATGGGCGCGTCTCTGCTGGCGAAAGGGATTTTCCACGTACAGCTTGACGGCGTGCCGGGTGCTTTTCTGCTGGAAAACCTCGGCTACACCTTTGGTTTTATTATCGTCATTATGGCGCGTCAGCAACTCTTTACCGAAAACACCGTCACCGCCGTTCTGCCCGTTATGCAGAGCCCGACATGGAGCAACTTTGGCCTGTTGATGCGGTTGTGGAGCGTGGTACTGCTGGGGAATATCGTCGGGACCGGGATAGCGGCCTGGGCGTTTGAATATATGCCCATTTTTGATGAAGAGACGCGAGATGCTTTTGTCAAAATTGGTATGGACGTGATGAAGAATACTCCGCTGGAGATGTTCTCCAACGCGATTATTTCCGGCTGGATCATCGCCACCATGGTGTGGATGTTTCCCTCTGCCGGCTCGGCGAAAATCGTGGTCATTATTCTGATGACCTGGCTAATTGCGCTGGCCGATACGACGCATATCGTGGTTGGCGCCGTTGAAATTCTCTACCTGGTTTTCAACGGGACAATCCCCTGGACGGAATTTTTCTGGCCATTCGCTCTGCCAACTCTGGCGGGAAATATCTGCGGCGGCACCTTTATTTTTGCTCTGCTGAGCCATGCGCAAATCCGTAACGACATGTCAAATAAGCGCAAGGCCGAAGCCAAAGCGAAAGAACAGGAGTTGCAGGAAAGCGGTAAAGACGCAAAAAAATCAACCTGAATGGCGACTCTTTAAGCAGTCGGGCGGCCACGCGCTTAACGCAAAGTGTAAATGACGTTATACTCGTGCCGCCTCGTCCCCTTAGTTAAATGGATATAACGAGCCCCTCCTAAGGGCTAGTTGCAGGTTCGATTCCTGCAGGGGACACCACATTTTCATTACCTCGCATTTCCTGACGTTACCAAGACCCCTACCAAAGCAACCACCTTAGCCACCTCGTCATTACCTGACGTTACCCGGCATGTATTGACTCCACTAAACTTTTGCGGGCATATTGCGGGCATAGTCAAAAATGACCCCGGAATTATGCCCACATGCTTACGGTAAAGCAGATCGACGCAGCTAAGCCTGCGGAAAAATCATATCGCCTGGCTGATGCTGGCGGCCTCTTCCTGTTCGTACCTCCGTCAGGAAAAAAGGTGTGGCGCATGCGTTACCGGTTCGACGGAAAAGAAAAGACGTTAGTAATCGGGCCCTACCCGGAAATTTCTCTCACCGAAGCTAGGGCGAAACAGTCTGAGGCAAAAATGAAGTTGCTCTCAGGCGTAGACCCTGCAGAGCAGAAGCAGGCAATAAAGAAGAAAGAGAAAGAAGCTGTCGCTGATTCGTTCGGGGATATCTTCATGGAGTGGCATGCCCACAAATCGAAAGTGTGGTCCAAAGGATACGGCGACGAGATGATGAGCATGTTTACTGACGACGTACTGCCGATCATCGGACATTTGCGAATGGAAGAAGTCGAGCCCATGGTTCTGTTGAAGGTTATCCGGCTTTTCGAGGACAGGGGCGCAATGGAACGCGCTGATAAGGCTAGGAGAAGGTGCGGAGAGGTTTTCAGTTATGCGATCGTAACTGGCAGGGCTAAATACAATCCATCGAGGGACCTTTCCGGCGCGATGCGTGGTTACAGGAAGAAGAACTACCCTTTTCTTCCAATGCACCGCATACACGAATTCCAGAGGTCTTTGAATGGTTATGGCGGATGGGTAGTTACTAAAATAGCTGCGCAGATACTTCACTACACAGCAATGCGCACAGTGGAATTGCGTTCGCTGGTATGGTCGGGAATTGATTATGAAAACAGGTTAATTACTGTTGATCCTGAGGTCATGAAGGGAAGAAAGCTTCATATCGTTCCAATGTCGGACCAGGTTATCGAACTATTCCGTTTTCTGCAAAAAATTACCGGACAATACGAGCTTTGCTTCCCCGGGCGCAGTGACAGGAAGAAGCCTGTTAGTGAAAATGCCGTGCTCGGGGTGATAAGGAGCATAGGATACGCAGGAGAGACCAGCGGACACGGTATGCGGCACCAGTTCAGCACGGTGCTGAATGAGAAGCACTGGAATAGCGACGCTATCGAGATGCAGCTGGCGCACGTCAGCGGAGGAACCCGGTCTGTGTACAACCATGCCGCCTATCTCGATACTCGTCGCGAGATGATGCAGTTCTGGGCTGACTGGCTTGATGAAAAGGTTTCTTAGTTTTGCGTAGCGCCTTCCAGTAATGGAGCCTACCCATTTACAAGCAGCTCACCTGAGATCACAATCGCTACCGATCCGTTTGTAAGATTTCAGGTGCGCACCACTTCTTATACCGGGCAGTCATCACTCCCCTGAGCCCGGTTGATGAAATACGTCACTCGGCCCATCACTTCAGCCTCTTCCATGGCCTCGCCTTCTATCGCCTCACCATCACTCGTTATCAGCGCCCTTCCCTGCATCTTTGCAAACTGAGTGCTGCTGCCAATGAGTATTAGCAATACCTCTCCATCCCGTAACCTGTAAACAGGCTCTATGATGGCGTAACCGTCAGCTGTCTCAACTATTCGGCTATCGCCTGTCATGCACAGACCAGCAGGTGTAAGGCGCTGCTCAATAAAATCCATTGCCGGTGAAGGAAAGCCCATGTCATAGCCCTCCGTTCGGGTTGTAGAGCATGAACAGGCGGTTCTCACCCTCGTTAGGTGAGATGTCCTTGAAGGTGGTGACGTAATGCTCGATCCACTGGTTAGCCTCATGCAGAGACCAGTTCCAGTTCACCTTGTCGAGTTCGGACACAAAGTCCTGCGTGGAAACCGTCTGGCGCCCGTTAGGCTCTCTTTTGATGGCGGCCCTGAACGCGCCTGGTATTTCGTATCTTCTGCCCATGATCTTACCTCTCCCATAAACTACTGTATGTGTATACAGTAGTTTTTAATGGAAAGTATATCAATGCGAAGCCGCCTATCAATTATTCCTGCTGAACTTAATTTATGTTCTGCTCTCTTTGAGCTCCTCAATCTCAAGTAAGAGATACTGCACCGCTCCTAGCAGATCCATTACGATTGGATTGTTGTCTACCGAAGGTCTGTCGCGCATTACAGGATTTAGTGGGCGTCCTTCATCATCAAGTTCGTTTGCTTTATAAACGGCATCAGGATCTGGCTCCAGATTGTGCTTGATATACTGAGGTGCCACAGTCTCTGCTTGCTCAGCAACAAAGCCAAACCTCACCCTGTTTTGTTCATCATCTTTATAGGTGAAATGAACCATTTCAAGCGCAGCAATTCGCTCTACAGCATCGCTTAACGGTGCCGGAGATATATCGCGTTTGTACATGAGCCCCGAAGTGCCCTGTACAGCAATTACTCCAGAAGATGTAGGCAGATTATTCAGTATCTGATTGGTGTTGGTGCCATCATTATAACGTTGGGTCAGATAAGGTTTTGAGCCGACAGCTGGCGAAACCTCAAGCATCACCTGCGCCCCTAAATCGGTAGATGCTCTTGATGTATTCCTGGCCGTCAAAGTTGAATACCCTGCCGTTTCCACAGTGACCTGCCCAACCTTTAAGGCACTTCCTTCGCCTAAACCGAGGTTTGTGCGAGCGTCAGCTGCAGTAGCTGCACCAGTCCCACCCTGCGCAACGGATAATGCAGTAGTGAGCCCTTTCAGTTCGGTAATGTCACTGTTTGACCCCTTCCGGGCCAGCCCCCCAATGGCGGGAATGGTGACTGCTTTACCGTTTATGGTGACCGTGATGTTCTGGTTTGCTGTGGTAGTGGCGAACGCCTCCCATGCACCAATGTTCCCGTCATAGTCATTAATGAGCTGGGAAATGCTCTGCGCCAACCCATCGACTGACAAGGCATCTGTTACCAGAATGCCGTACTTCTGGCCGGTGAGCGCGGGTGACGCTGCAGGCGTTACTGTTAACGACGTTGCACTGTTAATGGCGGTGATCTGGAACAGCTGGACGGGATTAGAAAGTACCACCAGGGTCTGGCCGAGACGAATCTTGCTGGCGGGAGCCGTCCAGTTTGTTCCTGTGCCGGTGGCAGTGTTTCCGTTAATGGCGATGGTGCCAGTGTTATAAAGCATATTTTCTCCAGGCAATAAAAAACCCCGCCGCAGCGAGGTTGATTAAAAAAGACAGTTTATTCAGACGTACATATCGGGAAGAACGGGAAGATTCAGCGGCGTTACCGTGTCATTACCAAAAATTGCATACCGCTCGCGCCCAAGATATTTCCCACCCTGAACTGAAGCACTGCCGTTCTGTATTTTTATTCCGAACATTCGATACACGTACATGCCATTTACTTCGTGAGCCATCAGCCCGAACCTGCCCAGCGGAACATAGCCGCTGCCGATGCTCACGGCATTTTTCGAAGGCGTCCAGAGCTGGTTGAGGTAGACGAAAGGCCGTCTCGTCGTTGAAAACGTGCAGACTCCGGCAGCATTGAAGATATTGAGCCCCGCGCCCGGCTGCGGCGCCACGCCACTGGCGAAGATGACAATATCTATCGTGCCGGTCGTCGGAGCGTTATCATTCGTGGACGGAGGGCTGAAGAATCTGACCGTGTTGCCATCGAAATCGACGGTGTTACCGCTATTACAGCGACCAAAGACAATATATTTGGACTTATCGTACCCCGCTATTGTGGGGACCGCCCAGCCCCCTGTGGGGACACTGACGGTTCCCTTCCAGATACACTGCCCTGACTGCGTGGCATTGGTAATCGCCAAGAAGTCGGTGCTGTCACCAATAAGCAGGCCTTCGCCTTTACGCTGGCCTGGCGGAAATATCTGCCAGATGCTTCCGGGGAACGTGTACGTACTCTCACGCTCACTGATGCTTACATCCTTCATCGTGGAGTTCTGCGTCACGCGCCCACCGGATATGGTGACTGAGTTCATTTTATGAAGCAGCCCTGAATCAAGGTAAGCCGTCGCGTGAGGGATAAACAGCACCTGCGCCCCGGAAACATAACCGGAAACATCAGCATACTTGGCTTTCTGGTAGCCACTGTCAAAGTTGGCCCCAAACGACGGGCACCGCAGGCCCGCCGTTATCTCCATGCGCTTACCGCCGTCATTAAGTTCTATCAATAATCCTGTCGGCATTTTATGTCCATGTCCCCAGAACGATCCGACCACCACCGGGTATGTTGACGGTTACTCCGTTGCCATTGATCACCGTTGTGTTGCCGGAGCCATTGAAAGAAAAATTACCGTTTGTGGCGTAAATCGAGCCGCGAACGGTCACGTTGTTGAACGTCGCGTAGCCAGATTTGTTGATGTGCCAGCCAACGTTCCCGGTGCCGTCCCAGGTTGAAGATTGGATATAGCTGCCGATCTTAGCATTGCTGATGGTTCCGTCCTGAATGAACGTATCCCGGATGAACGTCTGCCCTTTCTGGATCACGAATGGCAGCGTAACAGCCCCGCCAGCCTGAGACATCACAGCGAAACGGTCAGCAACAAACAGCACCTGTGACTGCATGCCGGACGGTGTATTCTCAACGCCGATCCCCATCCCTGCGGCGTACTGGCGTCCATTGGAGTCCACCGCCACCTTGATGTTGTACATCGCGCTGAGGTTTCCGTTTACATCAGCCACCGCCTGCGCGGTCTGGTTAATAGCCGCTTTCTGGCCGTTTACCGTAACCGTCAGGGAATTGATTTTCGTGGCCGAGGCCTGCGTGAAATCAGCAAGGGTTTCGGTTAGATCGGTCGCGTTTGAGACGTTTCCACCGGCAGACGCATCAAGCGTCACCAGAGCACGGGCAACCGCCTGGCTGGTATCTGCAATGGTGGTATCTATGCGGTCGATACTGGCGCTGTTACCGGCGTTGGTGGCTGTCTGGGATCGACGGCTGGTGACCTGCGCGAGGCTGTTCTGAATAACCGCGATAGAAGAGTTTTTAACGCCTCCCGTCATGCCGTCCATTGAGACAGAGATTTCGTCAATCTTCACCTCGGCCTGTGCGAGACCATCTGCATTTTCCTTGATGGCCAGCGCCTGTTGCTCCAGATCGTCAGCGTTCTGTCTGATGTCGTCGGCCATACCAGCAATTTTCTCGTTGCTGTCTACTGCGCTTTCGATCAGGTCCTTGAACGTATCCGACTCTTTGATGTCGTCGAGGATGGCATCAGTAATATCACCAAAATCGTCTGTTGGCTTGCCAGAGGCCTCGACAAAATCAGATACGCCGAAAGCATTTTTAGTGCGAACGTAAACATAATAGATATGGTCGAACTTCAGTTGCTGGATTGTCCATTGATTCCCTCGACCAAGAAATTGCGTACTGTCCTCAATATCGACAGTTGGCGGTATCGGCGTCTCCCCTGCATACCAGAATTCAAAGCTAGTGTCCGTAGTGGCACTGACTGACATGACCGGAACCAGTGTCGCCTGCAACGGACCAGGGATCCACTGTATGGAGCTTGGAGCGAGTGGCGAGCCTATAACCATGCTTATCTGAGTCTCTGCGCCTTTCATTCCGTTTTCATTTCGCCCACGAACACCCAACGTATAGCCGCCAGCACTCAGGCCATAAAAATCATAACGGAACTGGTCTGTTTCGTACTGAGCAACAACTTTCCCATCAGCAGAATAAACATACAGTTCGAAAACCAGCTTTTTGGTCGTCGTGGCTGTTTCCCAGGTTGCCGTGACTTGTACCGTTTCAGAGTTAGTGTTGATAATCCGAAGGTTTTCAACGTTCGGAACGCGGTATCCATTAAGCGTGTCGTTAGGGATTTCAAACACTGCGCCTTCGTCCACGATGGCCTGTTTGTTCGGATCGTGCTGTGACGCCGTAATGCTGTAGACGGAATTATTTTCGGTCTCCGCGACGCTAAGGATGCGGAATAACCGAGTTGAGACATGGCTGGTAGAGATAGCGAACACTGTTCCATCCCGCACCCAAGATGGAGTCGCCTTCAGAGTCACAACGTTGTTAGTAACGCCATCAATGACGTACTTAACGAACTTTCCGTTGCTACCCATGATAGACATGGTATCCCCGCCAGCTATAAGCGAGGATTCGACAGCATCAACGGTAATTTTATTGCCCGAATGCGACATGATTCTGCCGCCGAGCCGGGCGCCGGCATAGTTGTTATCCATGATTTCAACGATGTCGCCGGGAGTGAAATGAATAGCGTCTCGGGCCATCTGGAAAGTCAATCGGCTGCTCTCACGCTTTGCAGTTTCCAGTAGCCACTTCCCAGCGCGCCATGCCTGCCCACGCGAGGTACATCCGAAAGCTTCAAGAGTGGTCTCGTTGTAATTGCCGCGCGCAATCATTTCATCATCGGATACGTACTCTTTGACCTGCTCCCAGCCGTTATCCGGATCAGTCCATGACACTACCACTGCATTGTATTTCTCAGATCGCTTTACTGAGCTGCGCTTGAAGTCTCCATCCACCACGTTAGCATTGGTTATGGTGGCGATCGGGTCTTGCGGTGCGTCCAGCATGACGGTGAGGCGCATCCCATCCCACAGCGCTATGCCACGAAACATGCCGGCAATCTTATCCAGAATGTCACGCGCGCTGGCCTGCTCTGTGATGTAGGCGTTAAGCGTCATGCGCGGCTCTTTGCCGCCGTAACCATCATCGACGAGCTGATCACAATACTGAGACAGTACATACAGTGCGCCGTCGTCAACATCGATGTAGCCGGCACGTTTAGCCAGTCCGAAGCGGGAGTTCTTTGCCAGCTCTCTGAACAACCAGGCGGGGTTATTCGTCCAGGCCTGCTTAAATCCCCCCAGCCACAACCCGGAGTAGGTGCGTGCTATCGGATCATAGTTGTCTGGTACAGGCACAATCAGCCCGCGGAGATGGTAAGTACGGCTTGGAGTGTCAGTGTACTGGTCACGGTCAATAACGGCGCCAGCGATGGCTGAGAATGGATAGCTCAGATTGTCGTCGGTGATTTCACTGTAGCTATTCCAGATGGTGCCGTTGGACAGCAAATCGCTGCTGCTGTCTGGTGTAATACGACGAACGCGAATATCAAACGGCTTAATATCGGGAGCATCAATCAGATGGGCCTCAAGATATTCGCCTGATATCTTCCCAGTGATAGTGACGGTCTTTTCAATAACCCAGCCTGAAGCGCCAGTTCTGCTCTCCAGCACCAGAGTGACGGAGGTGTTGTTCTGATTGCCTTTAGTGTCCTGCTCAACCAGACCGGTAACGCCGACGTTGAATCGCACTCGGGTAACGTCCTGGTCGGTTATGGTACGAACCAGTGGGGTGTCATAGGTTACTTCGGTATTCACGATTGTGGTGGCTTCAATGGCAGAGAAGCCATTTATGGGTGACTGTGTTTCAGAACCCGGGCGCCAGGCGACGCTGACACCGTTTACGCTGACAATACCTGTTGCATCAGTTACAGGGGTCTTGTTGAGCTTGAAAGATGACAGGTGTTCCTGGTCAACTGGCCCGTAGATAGGCCCTTCACTGATGAGGTCCAGCACCCGGTAAAATTGCTTTGATTTGAGGTTATCGTCGAGGAGTTTGGGGGTTGATGCTTTGCCGCCGCCTGAAGACATAATGCCACCTTAGCTAATAGATTCCGTCCAGTCCTGGTTGTTGCTTGTGTCGATACCGAGAGAAATAACGTTCGAGCCGACCTCCATTTCTCCAAGGAGGAGTGGCACCGCCCGGCCCTGGCCTACCCGGTTCTCAGCACTGGTAAAAGAGTTGTTTGTGAGCGTATTGGTCTCAGCGGCTTCTGCAGAGGTTTTGGTTTTCATGTTTCGTGACATGTAGACCGAGTAAGCTACCGATGCCACAGCTGCTGCAATAGCAACATATGCTGCAACAGTCCCTGTAATCGCTCCCTCTACGACTGGTACGAACAGCACGACTGATCCGTCTTTGAGGTGTCGATCCATATTCCACTTCATAGCGGATGTTTCCACATCCTCACCTGCAATACGTAGACGTAGCTTTGTATTGAGAAAAGCTTTTTTAAATTCGAAATCTTGTGCCAACAAAAGGCGTAACCCCTGCGCAGGCGTGTCAACATTCAGGGATATCTGGCGGTAAAATCGGCGTAAATTGCCTGCAAATTTAAAGATGAGCACTGTTCGTGTCTCCAGATTGAGTGCGTCTGCTTGATGTATGCCGGGCGCATTTGTTCTCGTCTGCTGAGGTGTCCGGCATGGTCATGGTGAAGCACCAGGTTGTCATGAAGGAGAATCATTGAGTGGCATGGGTCGGCGCCCGGGAATGGCTGCCTGATAATGACGTCGCCCGGTTGTGCATCCTGCATGGACACCTGATAGAAGCCATTGACCTGCATATTGGCGAGATAGAGATTTTCTCCCCGCAACCACCATCCGTTAGTCCTCCCGAAGTCCGGAAGGTCGATTCCACAGAGATGATATGCGTCCCGGAAAAGCGTGTAGCAGTCCATAATGCCGTGATCGAACTTGCGCCCCAGCAGGAGTGGCACAGGCCTGTATTTCCTCAGTTGCCCGCCAGATGCAAGCCACCATGGTAGCCCCGTCATTACCTGCATCTGCCGGTCAGCACCAGAAAGCGCTGGCTGGCTTTGCGGATGCGAATGGAAGACCGCTGTAATCTCCCCTTCCTCCTCCGCTGCAAGCCAGTCATCGTCACTTATGCGGAAGTGATGCCAGGGCTCCGGATGCACATTCCGACAGCGAAACACTTGCTCGCCATTCAGGATCAGCGCGCACACTTCATCCTGCGACGATGCCGCATAATCGAGTAATTCTTGCATCAGGAGACCTTTTGAGAGCCGGGGAAACTGCTTATTGGCATTGGTTCAGGACGTGGATAGCGGAACCGACAACCGGTACGCCGGTGAGAGCATTTGTCCTTCGCTGGGTCACTGGTTGGGTTGTCGCGCTCGTCTGCAACAGGCGGCCCGTCATAGCCGCATCCGAGCCCGCGGTATTGCCACTGACATACGTCTGCGAGGATTGTTCGCGCCGGGATAATGGCGTTATCGCAGTCAATCGGCGTCGCCAGCGTATAGGTGACCTGCTCGAACGTTTCTTCAGTCATCTCCTCGACGACATAGCGGGATACCGCCTCCTGAGTTGGGTCAGCATCAGAGTTGCCATTCGGGAAGTTCACCGCATCCAGATATTTCACAGGAACCTGCCGGCGAGTAATGACTACACCGAGCATGTCGTCGAAGTCGTGGTTGATGCCCGTCAGCAGGCCGGTAATGTTGGATACCGCCATTGACGGCCTGGCATAGGTCCCTTCGTTCTTTGACTCGAAACCTTCAACCGCTATCGGGTAAGCCTGATACTGGTTTCCCTTCCAGATAACATTTCCGTAATAGCCATTAGTGCCGGAGTGGAAGCGGATAAGGTCCCCGCCATATGGCTGCAGGTCTGCTTCGAAAAGGTCAATGAAAGCGCCGACTCCGGCATCGACGCTATCAATAATTATACTGGCTGGTATGTCG